ATCACCACCACGAACTGGAAGATAGAAATCTTCTGTTAGGTTTTGCATATTGTACTTTAAGTTGTAATCACCAGTATTTCTATCAACAAAAGGAACTTTCTTCATTTTGTTGATAATTCTTTGCATATAATTATCTACCTCTGTTGGAGGAATATTTCCTATATCTACTTTGAAAACTCTCTTTTCAGGTGCTCTCATAATTCTATGAATTAACATTGCATCTTCCATAAGAGATAATTGTTTCCATAATCTTCTACCATTTTCAATCATTGATTTTCCATATGGTAACCAGTTTGTATCTGCTAATAATCTAAAGTGTGCAACTTCAAAGTTTTCATATTGTTCTTTACCATTTGGGTCCTCAGTAATTTTGAACTTTACTGAATTTGGATTTGATGGGTCGGTTCTTTCTAATCTTTCTGTGTTGTAAACTGAATGAGGTGTTATGTTAACAATACCTTTACCTTCAGCGATTTCTAAACCTAAAAAGAAATCTCCATACTTACACATATTTCTTACCCATGGCCATAAGTTGAATTCAATATTAAGAACATCGTAAAATAAATTTCTTAATATTTCTTGTACCTTTTCATTATCTGATACAATTCCTAACGTATCACCAAATTCATTCTTTAGTGTTGATTCATCTGCATATATATCAAGAGCTGATGCCATTATTGGGTCATTATCCATTGCATCGTAATCTCTAAATACTTCTCTACGAACTTGTTGGTATGCCATTGATTGTGCACCACCTGCTTGTTCATAAAAAGATTTTTGAATCTTAGTATATCTATCTCTTAAAGAAGATAAATTTGTTTGTTGTCTTTCATCTGTATCAACTACTTTTCTTCTACCTTCTTTATCGACAGTAACTATTGCCTGTGCTCTGAAGAGTTTCGTTAATCTACCAAAAAATGAAGTATCTGCCATGTTGTTCCTAATTTAAATTATAACCTTTATTTATTTTTATTTTACCATTTTCTACAAGACCAGTATCTTGCTTTGTGTCTTGGTCCTGGTGAATCACAATTGTGTCTAGCTCTAAATGCTTTTCTTGCATCAGGATTATTCTTTCGAATAGACATTGTCTTTTCTCCTGATTTCTTTGCTGAACTTCCACCATGGCCAAAGTTTACTTTTACTACATTACCTTTGGGGTTTTTGACATATACTTTGAATTTTTTTGTATCACCTTGCATCGGTTTTCCAAGCTTAACTGTTCTACCTTGATATTCCGCTTCATTCATATCACATTTATATTCTTTCATGAATTCACAAAATTCTTTTATATCGTGATAATTTTCTACGGTGTACTCTTCTGAATGTATTTCTTCGTTAAGTAATTTCTTTAATGATATCATAGTTATTTCTCCTTATATTATAAATATGTGATTATTTAATTAACCAAGTTAAATCTTCATTTGTATCGCCAACTCTCATTTTCCAAGGGTCATCTTCCAATGCAGAGTTACCTCCGAATCCCATTCCTGCTATATCTAATGAATGTGCACCAATTCCACCCAATGCTTGTTTAGTTAAATCAATACCTTCTTGTCTTAATCTCAAAGCAGTATCTCTAACCCATAATGAAATTGCTAATGACATTGTTAAATCATCATTATAACCTCTCATTGCTTCTGCTCGGTTACCATTCCATATAAATGTAAACAATTCATCTATTGTTCTTGATGAACGAATAGTAATATCCTTTTCTCTAATATATTGTTCTAATTTAGAAATAATAAGTGGTCTTGTTTTAGAAGTAGTAGAGAATCCAGGTGTCATATTTTTTTCTTCTCTATTATATTTGTTATGTAATTGGTTTTCCACATCTACATACTTTAAATCTTTACTCATATAGAAAAGATTTCCATATGCCCTATCTATTACTTGTTGAATTACTGCCCAACCAATATTTGCATTCTCAATTACAAGTAATGCATTATTATATTCAGTTGATAAAGAAACTAAAAAGTTTCCAAAATCTTTTGTATCTAATTTACCTTTATATTCTGCTACTTGAGATGATTCTTCTATATCAATTACATGACATGCTGAGAAATCGGCAGAATCTCCACGAGCAACATCCGCTACAACCATATAAGATTTGGTATAGTTTGGATATTCCCACTTCCAAAGATTTCCATCGAACCCAGTCTTTTCCATTGGTTCTTGTACAAATGATTCTTTGTAAAACATAAGAAGTTGTGGGTCTATTACTGTATCACCAGAACTAACGAAATCACAATCACATTCTTGTGCTGCTCCTTTTGGTCCTAATAAAACTTCTTGCTCATCTCTCCAATCTTGATTTCTTTCAGGATGCACACTCCAATGCAATCGTATTGTATTAAATGTATTTGTTTCTTCTTCTGCTCCTACCCAAGTTTTGTGAAAAAAGTTTCCTACACCATTTGGAGTAGAAAGTATAATTGCATTACCACCAGTCGATAGTGTTGATTGTGCAGATACCCATATATCTTCAATCTTATCAATAAATGCAGCTTCATCAAATACTAAAAGGGATAATGCTTCAGAACGACCAGCATCTCCTGCTGCAGAAGTAGCTTTTATCTGAGAACCATTCGAGTATCTTAAGGATAGTTTGTTATCTTCTACTGTGTTTTGTTTTAACCACGATGGTAAGTACTGATTCATTACACGAACCTTTGTTACAAGGTTCTTAGCAACTTCTTGTTTGGTTGCAATTACTAATACGTTAAAATCTTGATTGAATAACATTTTCCAAAGTGAAAATCCAGCAGTTAAGGTAGAGATACCTGTTTGTCGAGATTTAAGAATGATGTTGTATCTATGTTCTGCAAATTGGTCTAATGTTCTTTCTTGAAATTGATATAAATGAAAAGGTATCTTACCACGAACTGGATGTTGAATCATACAATATTTTTTCATAAAGTAGATTGGGTCTCCAGCACATTTCTGATACTCAAGTTTTATAATATCTTTTAAAGATTGTTTAGCCATTTATTTTTTTCCTAATTTCCAATACATTGAACCACCAACAAATGGCTTATATTCACCAAGTTGATTTGATAATCCAAGATTTAAACCATATATGTTTAATTTCTTTGTTTTAAATAAAACATTACCACTAAGATTATTTAATCCATTAGTTTGGTCTATACCTGTGCCAAATCCAATGTAAAATTCATTCTTTGGTAATTCTTTTACTATTGTAGTATTATAAACTGTTGGAATTTTAAAGAACCAATCTATTTCTCTTGATTCAATTCTGTTTTGTGAAATGATATCAGTTAAAATACCAAATCCTAAATCTCCACTTGGTTTGTTACCCAATGAATCGGTAACTACTGGTGGAAAATCATATTTTAAACTTAATGTATCCTTAACTGTTATTTTTGCAAAGTAATCTTTTATAATAGCAAGTGAATCTACATCTACTGGTATCTCTACTTCCTTAATTACTTCTTTTGTAATGTACTTTGGTACATACTTTGTTACCTTAACTTCCTTTTCTACATATATGGTATCAGTTTTTTGTTCTAATAACTCATATTGTTCTCCATCTACATCAATAAGTGTTTTATCACTGGCATCTGTTCCACATCCTCTTAAAAATAAAATAATTCCGAGTAGAAGAAGAATTATTATCTCCCTCCATCGTTTAATTAATAAACTAAATATAATGCTCATAATTTTTTTCCTTTAATATCTCAAAGGCTTCTTGCCTTTTGACTTCTAATTCTTTAATTTCATTTTGACCATAATCAATAAGTTCCTGTATCTCTGCTTTTACCTCATCAATTGATTTTGGTAATTTCCATGTTTCGGTTACTTTACCATCTGAACCTATTAATTCATATTCTTCTTTTAATTCATCGATTGATTGTTTATATGAATCTAATTTGGTTTTTCCATATACAATCATCTTTGTCCAAATCTTATAATTCTGATATTCTGCCCATAACCCAGCAGTTCTTATATTATGTTCCTTATCAACAGTACATTCCATACAAAATCCACCTCGTTGGATAAATTTTAAATCATTATCGGTTTTCTTAATGGTTTTACATTCAGAATTTTTACAACTTGATTTTTCTTGAAGGTAATTTCTAATTTCTTGAAAAGATTCAGAGTTTTTACCAGTTTTTACAACATAGCCATCTTTTTTCTCATATTTGTGGTGTTCATCTTCCCAAACATCACCTACTTTACGAGTTTCTTCTATTTTATCATACCCAATGGTAGTATTCTTATCATACTCACCAGTTTGGACCATATCTACCAACTTTCTACGAGTTGGGTGCATATACTTCTTTTTGAATTCTTTACCCATTGTTATATATTAGGTTATAATTTATATATATAAATATATAAAAATAGAGAAACCGAAATTTTAAAAGAAAATACCTAGTATCTGATTTACTGAAGCAAATGTACCAGTAAGTTTAAAAGTATTTCCTTTATACAAGAACACAATACCTTCATTCGGTACAATTTTCTTAGAACCACCAATAGATTTTAATCTACCAAGTTCTAATTTAAGTTTTTCTATCTTTTTTGGGTCACCTGATTTCTTAACATCTTTAATTGTCTTATCAATTCGTTTTTTCATATCACGAACTGCTCCATCAGCGTTAACTGTTAATGCAGA